GCCAGATCGGCGTCAGGTAACGAGGGCCGCTCAGGTGGTTGGGGCGCTTCGCACCAAGACGCTTGACGTTCTTCGGGAGCAGCCCCACGAGGTCACGGAAGATCTTGTGCCCCGGGACAGCGCCCAGGTAGGTGTTTCCAATCCAGTTTCGATCTTCCATGGCTGCAAACGCCTGATGGCCGGAAAGCGCGGAATCGATTGGCCTCAGCGGTACCGTATCGACGTCGGCATAGAATCCGCCGAAGTCATACAGCAACTCATAGCGGATGATGTCGGCCCTGAACTGTCCCACCGCGTCAGCGGGAACGAGCTGCTTAGCTCGGCGGTACAGATCCCCATTGCGAAGAATCGGGATGTTCTTATCGGTCCACACGTATGTGGTCCAGTCCGGGTGCATGTCGCGCCACCGCTGCACGTTCACCTGCAAGCGCTCCGGCATCGGTGATCCCACCCAGATGAAATGGAGCCGCTTCGGTATAGCCTGGTCGTCGGTCATATCTCCCCCGGTCGTAGAATCGGGGAGCGCAGACCCGGTGACTTGGTATGCGCTCCCCGTGCGATGGGCTACATCTGCCCTGCTATGGTATCAGCTTCCGATCTCCAGAGCACCGCAACCGGCCTCGGGAGGCTGAACCGTGGTGATGTTGAAAGCGAAATGCTTACCGGGGTCCCACGTCGCCGTAGGACTGTCAGCAAGCCACGGGTCACCGATGTTCCACAGTGGCGACGCGGGCTTGGTCATGGACGCGAACCCGAAGGTGAACACATCGTTCGTGAAGGTCAATTCCTGCACGCGAGCGTTGAACTCGTGCGGGAAGGCCCAGTAAATCCACCGCTGAGCCCCCGTCTCATCGCAAGCGTCTTCACCCGCAACAGGCTGCCAGATCTCTTTGGAGAATCGGGCGTTCAGCAGACCGTCACCGAAAGTGACACCCGAGAACTCCGAACCGTCCACGATCGGGTCATCACCGAATACGAGGGCGATCAGATCGACATCCAGGGTGCACAGGTTGGTGACCTGATCCACCCAGTTGAGGAACGACGGTTCCTGCTCATTGACGCACGGCTGGCCGTTGGCCTTCCGCTGCAACAGCCGGGTGCCGTCCTCGTAGTTGGGCGTGGCTGTGATCTCCGTCCACGCATCCGTGGTGACCTGAGCTGAGCCATCCCCGACGACCGGGACACCGCACGCGTTCAGCAGGGTGAACCGGGCTACTTCGCCCCGAATAGGGCTTGCGCAAATTGACACTAATACTCCTTTCGGGGCTAGGGGGCTTCAATTTCCCCATTGAGAACGAGTACGGCGAACAGGCAGCAATCCCACCCGAACGCGTACGTGCGCTCGGCGATCATGCCGAGCGTGTTCACGTTCCGGTCGAAGGACTCAACCGGACGGAACGAGTGCGGCGTAGGCTCACGGACGTAGAACACTTCGCCCGTGGCATACATCCACGTCTCACCCACGTCCGGGAGCGTCCCATCAGGCCCCGTACCCGGGTATTCGCCAATGACCACCTTCGAGCCAACGGTGGTCGTGTACATGACCCCGTTGCGCGGCTCGATGAGGTGGTGGTCAGCGGCGATCGCCGCAAGCCGAATCGGCATATGGATGGTCGCCACGCCGGGGTAGCAGCGGCGCATGGCCGCTTCCAACATCCCCAGTGCGATGACCATTTCCTGAGCCACATTCGACACCAGCGTTGCAGGCATCTGCAACAGGTCGTCACCGTCTGTGACTTCAGCGTTGGCCGCAAGATGCGGGTACGCGTCAGTCACCCCAGCGCCTTCCACGATGCCGCCAGTCCAGAAAATGCGCTCTAGCTCGCGCTCTTCGGACCTGATGAGCGACTGCTGGTTACGGGTGCCGAGTTCTTCCCACATACCCACAGGTGCGCAGTCCGCGCGGCTGTAAATGGTAATGGGGGTAGAACCCCGGGTAACCCACTCCCAAGTCTCGCCCTTCGGCGGTGCTGCATCCACATCGTCGAGTACCGTGCACTCCCCATACGTTCCCTCTGTGTTCGGACAGAACGCCTGCCACTGGAGACCCATTTTCCATTTCGGATTGGTGATCTCCAGTTGCGTCGTTGCTGGCGACAACAGACCGAACGACGAAGAAGTGAACGGCAGGGTGGTGTTGCTGATATTGAAGCGTCCACGGCTCACTGCCGCTCACCTCCTTTCTGTTGCTCGGTCTCGATTAGGACGCGCACGTGAAGGTGCGAGCACCGATCTCGCCGGAACCGCAGATGTCGACGGTGACGACGCGCGACTCATGGCCCGGCTTGAGGATCGCGTAGCAGTCCTCAGCCCAGGCGGCCGTGTGGTCGTTGGTGGCGTTCAGCACGGAGTCACGAACAACGCCCAGGTCGAGCGACATCGAGTTGCCTCGAATGAAGGTGCCCGGAGCGAAGATCATGTAGTCCAGCGTGGTCGGCCAGTCGGTCAGCGGCGTAGCGGCACCGGGGTCACCAGCTGTCCGCACCTGCCAGTCACCGACGAACTGGACGCGCACGCCACGGATGTTGAACCAGTCCGCAATCATGCCGTCCGTGACGCTGAAGACGTCGATACCCTCACGGTTCGCCAGGTCAGCGCGGATAACCGCGTTGGCCCAGCGGGGAAGGACAACCTCAAGGATGGCGTCGAAGCACATCGAATACTTCTCGCGGTAGTCGACCGCCGACAGCTCGATCGAAGTGAGCAGCGCCGACGTGGTGGCACCCATCAGACCGGTGTGGTTGACCGCGATGGACGGGGTGATCGCGTCACCCGAACCGCCGCCGTTGAGCATGATGTCGATGATGCGCGCGTTGGTGGCGCGGGCACGGATCGCCATCACGAGACGGAGCCAGTTGGTGATGAGCTCCGGGTAAGCGAAGTCGATGAGGTTACCGGCAGTAACGCAGAAACCGTCACAGTCGGCTCGCCGGTCGACGAACGTCGGGCACTCCACCCGAACACACGGCTTGAAGATCGAACCGGAGTCGACCGCTTCGATGTCGTCGGCTTCGGTCCAGGTCCAGACGATGCCCGCGTCAGACGCGAGGTCGCCGAAGCTGGGCGAAGTCGGGTACTGCACGCCGCCACGATTCAGACCAACCGTAGGAAGGTCGATCATACCGTCTTCACAGACGACATTGAAGAAATCGTAGGAGATTTCGGACGGAGCGCACCATCCGCCAGCAGCCACGAGGACATCTTCATCGGCAGCAGCCTTCAGAACGTTGTTCATGTCCTCGGGAGTGGAGTTGTCATTCAGCGTGAAGTTGAACTCACGCTGGAGCGACGCCACCGGGTAGACGTTGGGGTCGCCGGTGGTCGAGACCGGGAGCATGCGCGCACGCTTGTGCATCGCTTCCGCAAGCTGGGTGATGTTCTCCAGTCGGCCGCCCTGGGCGAAGCCGGGAACGTCGGCCGAAGCCACGATCACAGCCTCATTGCGGGCGACGGGAACCTGTGCGTCCGGCGCGTACTGGGCGATCGTGCCCAGACGAAGACGCTGATTCAGGTCAGCCTGGGGCTTGAGGTAGTCGGTCGCGAACGCCTTCATCGTCTCGCCCACGGCAGCCGAGACAGCAGCGGTGATGACTTCCTGCGAAGCGGCCGCAACGGGAACCTGAGCAACCTCGGCAAGCTGAGGTGCACCCTCCCCGCCGTTACCGCCTTCGGGCTCCTCGGCGCTGTCGGCAGGCTCGATCTCAGAGAGCATGGCGTTCGCGCGCTCAGAGAGGTCGTCGTGCTCGGCGGTGAGCGCGGAAGTGCGCTCCTTGACCGCGAGGATCTGCCCCTTGATCTTTTCCAGCTGGGGGAAGGTCTCAGCCGAGACACCCTCGCCGTTGTTGTACAGAGCGCGGAAAGACGCCACCAGGTCCTCGTGGAGCTTGGACAGTTCGGCGGTGTCGCCAATAGCCGCCAGAGCGGCCGTCAGCTCTTCGCCCCCGTCCGGCAGGTTAACGCCCGCCTCATTGTCCTTAGACATTCCTGTTCCTTTGCGTAGCGGGGTGGATACTCGGATTGTACACACGATTTGAAGGCTGGACGGGGAAAAAGCCTTCGAATCGAAAGTTAGTGAGAATGCGACGCTGTGGACTGCTGATTGGTGGTGTTCCAATCAGCCTTCTTGCCGTTGGACGGCCCTGCGGTCGTCACGACGACATTCCGCTGCGCAGCGATCCGGCGCTGCTCCTCGGTAGAGAACACCGAGACGGCACCCTTTTTCTTTTTACCGCAGTTGCAACCCATGCCTTACCCCTTCAACGTTTCGCGCAGGCTCAAAGCGAACTCGCGCAGTCGAGTTTCCTGGTCACACCCCAGTTGGCGCGCCATCAGGTCAGCAGCAGCACGCATACCCACAGGTTCATCCACCCCCGCGTACACGCCGAACCGCACGGGTGTGACCGTGCGAGACAGCTCCCCGTTCTGGAGCGTGAACGAGTGATGCGCTGTCGGGAATCCGGGAACCGGCACCAGCAGCGCCGCTGCAAGCTCGCGCTTCCCAGGCTTTTCACGATGCGGACCCCAGTCGCCGGACAGCTGGCATGCCATCATGCGCGCCACCTGTTCGCCGTTGACTCCCGGAATAAGAGCGCCAGCGATCCACACCCCGAATCGATTCTCACCGACGCGTGCCGTGGCCACGACCGAGCACGCGTTGTCGTAGTGCTCGCGTCTCGCAGGCCCGGTAACCGCCGACGTCGCCGGGGCGTGGCCGCAGTCCATCGTGATCGGCCCTGTAGCGATCTTGGTATAACCGCCGCGCCCGTCGTCGACGAGCGTGGCCCGGTTCATCCAGATGCCGTAGTCCACGTTGCCCGTGGGTACCGTAACCCGCTTGTCCCGGAACCCCCGGTGAGCGACCTTCTTGGGTGCGAGGTAGCCGAAGAATCGACCGTCCTCGGTAACGGTGATCGCTCCGATCTCGGGAGCCTCCTTGGGCTCCTCGAACCAATCCGCAGGCGGCAAATCGGGAATGGTGATGGTGTAGGAGGATGCGGTGAGCACTTCGGCAGGCTCTTCGATGTCCTCGGGCAGTTCTTCATCCAGGTAGAGCCGAGCTTCGGCGAAGGCGGGGATATCCACGAGATCGACCGCCCGAATACGAGCACCATCGGTGATGACGGTCCGCGTTGGTTCCATGCATTCGGCGTTGAACTCTGCCTCCTCGGGACTCTCACATCCCTCAGCGAACTGGTATTCCACCGCGAAACCCGGGCCGTCCGGGTCTTCATCGATGATGATCGAGACACCCGCGAGCGTGCCGGGG